AGTATTGTTTTGAGAAATGCCATGCGTTAACTTTGTAATCTCCTGAGAAAGTTTAGTGAATTGACGCTCTCTCTCCTGTTCGAACTTGATGGTGTTTTCGAGTTCTTCGTAACCTTCCTTGAGTTCCCTTGCTTTATTTTGAGCGTCCGTAATTCTATTTAACCGGAACTCTTCTTCTATAGTTTGTCCACAGGTAGGGCATTCCGTATTTTCATTAAAGAACTTATGTTCTTTCGTAATGACAGATACTTTCTGGGAGATTTTGCCTTTAAGATTGTTAAGCTTCACTAACTTATCACCAGCACCAGTAACGTTCTCTTGCTCCTTTGTATACTGCTGAATGTATCCATCAAGGATATTATTAGCGTCAATATATTCACCAACTTCTTTGTCTAAGTTGGCAATCTTTTCTTTATTGGCATTTATGTTGGCATTTCCACGATTCTCAAGTTCTTCAATGAACTCTTGCTGCATCTTCATTTTGTCTTTGAGTGTTTCTTTCTTCAACTCAAGAGACTTAACTTGAGACTTCTTCTCTTTTACAATATCTTTGAGAATATTATTCATCGCAGAGAAGATACGAATATCTAGAAGGTCTTCGATAACTTCTCTACGATTTGCAGAAGTTAACTGCATAAACGGAACAAACGTGCTGCTACCCAAAATAACAATCTGAGTAAAAGACTTATAGTTTAGTTTGAGAATATTCTCTTCCAAAATACGCTGCATTGCACGATCATCTGCTTCACGATGCAATGGAGTACCGTTCACAACAATATCAAATACTGATGGTTTGATACCACGACGTACAAGATACTGGCGAGTATTAATAGTAAACTCAATCTCTACTACACACTCACGTTCGTTAGTTGTATTGACGAGTTGAGGTTTATTAATCTTGCGATATGGCTTATTGAACAACGCAAATGTAAGGGCATCAAGAATTGTTGACTTACCAGCACCATTTGTTCCAACGACAAGATTAGTTCTGTGTTGATTTAGTTGAACTTCAGTAAAACTATTTCCTGTGGAAAGAAAATTTTTCCATCTAATTTTTTGAAAGGTTATCATTCAATTTAGGGGGAATAACAATGTCGTTTGGTGTAATCACAGCATACCGATAATTATACAACCTACACGTTCTAATAGCAAGAGCACCATCAACTTCTACAACATCCATCTCAGCATCTTCTTCCTCATTGAGCATCATCGCATAACGCTCAGCATCATCTTCTTCCTCAAAAAGAAACAGAACTTTTTCTCCACGTTTGTTTTGTACGGCATATGCTCCGTCGTCTTTTCTGTCTTTAAGAGTAAGAAGAAACATTACTCAACCTCGCAAGCCTGTGAGTAGATTTTTTGCAGAATGCCTTTGACGATAAACTTATCACATTCCATTTCTGCTTCATCAATATATCTATTCAGAATAGAAATAGTATTTTCACTCTCTTCAACCTCAAAGTCTTCTCCTGCTTGGATATCAAAGTTTTCAACAATCTTGAGTTCTTGGATACCAGCAGAGTAAAGTTTGTCAATAAACTTCTCAAAGTCTTTTGGACTGCTCTTCTTCTTGACGATGACTTTTACAATCTTACCTTGATACTCACGGGCATCAAAGAGTTTGTAGTTGTTGTCTTCATAGTAGATATTAAAGAAGATGCGGTATGGGTTATTGACTGGAGTGTGTTCCAGAGTTTCCGTATCGAAGATGTGAAAACCACGGGGGTCATTCACATCATTCCAAAACATCTCATATGGATTACCTAAGTAGAAGATTTTCCCGTTATCCGATCGAGTGTGATAGTGTCCCGAGAAGACCTTGGAGAACTTCTCAAATAGTTCGCTCTCCATACCATCTTCCATGACGTGCCCGCGATGAGCTCTGAATCCGTTGAGTTCAAGGTGCCCCATCGCACATACGCTACGTGAAGCTTTAACAGATGAGACAGTATTCTCAAAATTTTCATTATTGATCCAAGGAATAAAAAGTGTATTTAAGTTACCGAGTTTGACTTCTGTTACCTCAGGATAGACGATAACATTATCGTATTGTTTGAGAAGAAGACCAACGGAGTTGACTTGGTTGGTATTCTTGTAGTAGGCAGTATGGTTACCAACGATAGTGTGGACCGTGATACCCATTTGGTGTAGACGGTCATAATAGTTTTCTTTCGCCCACTCCAACGCCCACAGGTCGATAGACCTTCGGTTGTCGAAGGTATCTCCCATATCTACAACGACTTTAATGTTGTGCTCCTCAAGATATGGGAAGAAGATATCGTCGTAAAATCTTTTAAAGTGGTCGTGAAGGAATTTTGAAGACTTACGGGCACCGAAGTGCTGGTCCGTGATAATAGCAACCTTCATCGATTAGACTTATACTGGTCTAAGTATAGCACGGCAGACTCAAATAAGTCAATACGCTCATAGAAGAGACCTATACCAGTATTACAATTAGTGCATAACAAACCACGCACCTCTCCAGTATCGTGGTTATGGTCTACCGCAAGTGGTTTTCCAGTAGGACACTTCTTCTTACAAAGGGCACAAACCCCATTCTGAGAAGCGAGTTTGTTATCATAGTCTTCTGGGGTCAACCCATAGGTTGCAAGAAGTTGTCTCCTGAGACGTTTTCTCTTCTCTTCAGGAGAGAGGGAGTGGTATCTTTCTCTATTATAAGCGTTTACCTTTTCTCTGTTTTTTTGTCTGTCTTCTCTCGTCTTTCCGTTTTCGTGTCGGAGTTTTGAGTTTTCCTTAACACACTTGACGCAGGGTTTATTTGCAGAAGAATACCTTTCAGTATTTCCACATCTCCTACAAGGTTTTCCAATAAAGGTATTAGACATATAATACTATAATACTATTATTATTTATAATATTATAGTATTATAACATATATCAGCGGTTTTTATAGGTGATAGCGTCTTTTATTGAGTTATAGTCCGAACTATGCCCAGAAAGCAAGCTATCGTCAACCATCATAACCTCATCGAAACCAGTGCGTTCGATAATCTTGGTCTTGATCTCTAGTTGCTTCTTCTCCTTCTGAATGCGTCTCAGGAAGGCATAGTGGATAATCTGAGTAAAGTATGCGAATGGGTTCTTGGACTTCTCAGGGTCGAAGTTATGGATATACTGGACACAATTCTCAATGCCGTCAGAAATCATATCGTCCCTAAACATATAATTCACAAAGTTGGGCTTATATGATAGGTGCGTAGCAATCTTCAGAAAGCAGTCTCCAAGATAGTTGGGGATGGGTGGTTTACCTTCCCATCGTTTTGCTCTGTCTTCCCTAGTGGGTTCTCTACCGTTGAGCTCTAAGAAACTTTTTTCTACCTTGGAACGATAGACGATAAGTGCTTCTAGAAGTTCCTTGTTGTTGACGTAATGTTCTGATTTCTTTTTAGGCATAACATTGTGGTAATCAATAAACTTATGTTATGTATATTATAGCATACTATCAGGGCTTGACAACACCTTAAAATGTGTGTAGACTACCTTTGTTAGGGTTGAAGGATGAGCTTTAGCTTTCTTTAAGACCTTTATAGATCTTCTCAAGAGTTTTCCTTGCTTCTTCAACAGAACCAATATATCCCATACCTTTTGTTAGTTCAGTTTTATCAACAGATGAGTTCTGTGGTTGGAATATATCAGATTCATCTTCATCATCTTCAAGATATCTATTGTAAACCTCAATAATAGTTTCATCTTTAACTTCAGTCATAGTTATAACTTTATCAAGTTTTACAATAAAGAAATCATCATTTGGTATTTGCATCCATGGTTTTATTTTTATACCATAAGACCCACCGGTAGTGATTACCTTCATGATAACTGGGTTCTGTATTACAAGAACAGGATCTCCATCGTTATCATCAATACAGACAATACCGAATATCTCTTCACCAGTAGTAAGTTTTATAGAACTATAGAATTCCTCTCCCATTAGTTTTTAAGCGGAATGTTTACAATATCATAGTTAAAGTTTTCTTCGTTATAAACCTTGATTCTTTCTATCAAATGATTAAGGGTATAATTTCTCCTAGATTTGTAGGAAATGTCGTCAGCAATATCATATAGAGTTGCCTTTGTTTTATTATTGCCTTTCCTGAGGACTCTTCCAATACTTTGGAGATTTCTGATTCT